ATGGTAAGCCCCCCACCATTACTCCCCTTGAACTGCTGGCGCATAGGGACTCCCCTGGCTTCGTATACTCTAGAATTAGCCCTCTCTAAAGGATACAAATCAGCGTCAGGAATTTTTGCCCCTTCAACTTGTTCTGGCTCTGGGCTAAAAGTAGACCCTAGGTAATACCATTCTCCCGATCTAGTTGGTTGACAAACTAAAACCAAAGTTCCTACCTCTGGGATAGATATAAACGCCCCCGCTCCATTACTTGCATAAGGACTTACATATTGTATTATCTGTTCTTGATCCAATATGTTTACATATGCTAAGAACGATCCATTACGAGTAACATCAACAGTATCCCTAACTTCTGCTAATGATATATCGGTATTAAAATTTATTTCAGCCATTTATAAATCCTCTCGACTTTCTTCCTCTATATTATACTTTGCAACATTCTTAACTAATTTAAATTCTGAGTGGGCACTTCCAGAATTAATTATATGCCGGAACCCCATTATTTTATAAATACCACTATAAAACGAATTAATTAGAGTTCTTTCTGGGGGAGAGGTTTGTGCAATTTTAGCGTCCTGGGCGAAAACAAGAGTGTCTGTATTTATGTTATAAATATTTGATAAATGAAAAGTTGGAAGGGTTTTAATTTGCATTTGAAGGGCTTTTCTATAGGTCTCTTCCATAAAATCAGTCATAATACTTTGTGGATTTCCTGGCAATAATTGATCTATCAACACATGCCCTTTATACTTTGTTTCTTTTGATTCCTTTATAAATGTTGCTACCCAATCCGCTGCTTCTTCAGGAGTACTTTTACCTATAGAACTAACGAGATCTGGAGTCATCAATGCTGCTAACTCAGTCGAATAATTATTTCGCTCTTTTTCATCCAAACCTAAAGTAAACTCTTTTAACTTAACATAAGCTATAGCATCACCTTTAGTTCTTATAGGAAAAGATCCATTTCCTACAGGCAAAATTCCTGCTGCTACGCCAGAGGCTTTTCTTTCTATTGTTTTTTTGAATCCCATAAGTAAGTTTGCAAAATAAATTGACCCAAATTTAAAGTTTATATCTATTACATTAGGATTTTGAGTGTTATATCTGAATACAGGGATATTATTATCTTGGATATACTTTTTTTGCTTTTTAGACAGGTTAACGTCCTCGTATGCAAATACATCAGGCAAATATGCAGTATCCCCAAAAGCCCCTGAGGACCCCTTTTTATATTTTGGAAATACATAACTTCGCATTCTATTTCTATATTGAGAATTAGTTAGTAATATTTTATCAAGAGGATGTAAAGGTATCTCTTTTGCAGCAGCCGATAAAAAACCCTTCGATGCAGTTATGTACTTGCTTTCAGGTTTTAAAAAATCTTGATACGGGTTTTGAGGCTTTGGAAAATAAGTCTCATGGGTTTCCTGTTGGCCTTTATAGTCCACGGCTTGGTTTTTATACTCTGATATACTAGTTAAAGCTTTTTCATAATTTATCTTGCTATATAAGTAATTTTGAATTAGAGCTAAATCTCCCACGATAATAGCCTCTTTCTCAGCATTAAAATTATCATACCCTCCTAGAGTTGGGAAAATAGAGCATGGGAATCCTTCTCCCTTTTTTGTAGACCAGAAATTAAGAATGCTGGTATCCGTTTCTGAAAAATACGCTGGCACTAGCTGATACTCCTCCTTTGAATGAAGTTTTATCTTGTTAAGAACCCCTTTTACCAGCTTCATATGATCAGGTATTTTTCCACTATCACTTTGTTCAAGCACAGCATAAAAATCCCTATTTAGAAAATAGTCTTTTCCTCTAGCTACAGAATCCTTTTTCTTTTCCGTATAAAGAAACTTTCCCAATACAAAGTTAGGAAGTGCCGCTAGATAATTTGAAATTTTAGACTGTGAGTATAGATTACAATTGAAACTTTGAAGAAAATAACTCACAAACCATTCTTTTTTTGCAAGCTCCTTTTGTTTAATTATAGAATAGTTCTTAGACTCTGATGATTTTTCAAAACTTCCAAAAGTAATTTCTAATGATTTTTTTGCTATTGATAAAGTAGATCTAGAATTTTTTACCATCTCGTTTAAATACTTTCTACAAATGAGATTTATATTTGGAAGAAGTACAATAACATTGGGATTATTTGTAGCTTGCTGTATATAATTTCTTAAAGCATCCACAATCATCGAATGAAAATCAAAGTCTCCTAGATTAGAGGCCAAATCAGCTAAATCTGCATTTTGTAGAAAACTTTTTAATTCTTCTGTGTCTTTTTCTACGTCATCTGAATAGTTTTCCCCTAAATCATAATAATGCAACGGACTATAAAGTGCAGTGCTCCTCTCTCCTTCTGGTGTAGCAAATTTAATTTTTTTTGACTGCCCTCTAAATTGCATCCTAAGTCCAGCTAAATTTAAATTAACTAGTTCATTATATGCTCCTCGACGGTGGGACATTTGAAGGGCTTGGTCAGTTGGAACTAATGTAATTGTAATTTTTCTTGGTCCTGCAACATCAATATCAACTCCCTGTAATATGGTCCTATGTGGTCCCGACCAAAGATTTAAATTTTCTCCTGATCCATAAGCAACATAAATTTCTTTAGTCCCAAAATGTTTCTTATACTCATTGGCATATAGTAAAAAATTTTCTTTTGAATATTCTTTTTGAGACTCCTCAACTTGTTTGTTTATTTCCTCTGAAAAAGAATCTATATCCTTATTTCCTGGATCATTATGTTCAAATCCTGCTATATTTTTTATTATATTATCGCTTATGTATCTTTCTTCGAACTGGCCTTTAGGATCTATGAATTCTAATTTCATTCTCATCCCAGTTCCAAAATTTAAAGAATGCTCAAAAGAAATAAAATTAGGATTAGATTCGTTATCAAAAAGTAATGTATCTTGCCCACTCAAACTAAGCCCTTTGAGTAAACTTGTATAAGTGGCCCCATTACTGAAAAATCTTTCCATAATTTTTCTATCGAAACCAATAATAACATTTGTTGTAGGGATTCTCATGCTAACTTAGGTATAAGTATCCTGTCATTCTGTTTAAAGCCTTCATTTGGATCACTAATGCCATTTACAAGCATCAATAACCACCAGTTCCTAGGACTTCCATAAAATATATTAGAAATTAGATCAGGTCGATGTTGATATCCATTCGGAACGTACCCAACATCATACCTATATGCTGTACCTAAATCTGATAATAAAGAATCAAAAATTGGAGTATTCACTATTGTAGTAGTAGTAACTCCTCTGTGCTTAACTTCTTTAACATCATAAACATATGGACCATTACTGTTCCCTTTAGAAGCCATTAGAGAATCCCTCCGTATCCAGGATCCATGCTATGAGTATCCCCTGTAACCACAGCTTCCCAACCAGCTAGGTTATCTTTCTTAATAATATCCGCTGGGTCGAACTCTCCGAAATCACCTGTTCTAATCTCTTCTAACTTCATAGTATATTTTATTCTACGAGGCAATAATGTATTAACGTCATACCCTGCTGCCTCGTCATAATCAATAGAATACGCTGTGCAAATACATGGAATATCTTGGTACATAATTCCGTGTCTCAATCTAATAATTGGAGGCCCATAAATAGGATTTTTAGAATAATTAACTACACTTGATCTAATAATATTAGTCCAGTAAATAATAATATCAATTATCCTATACCGGAGTTCCAAGTCTTGGTTATTTTCAATATTAAGTTTTGCTTCCTTCTGTGCTGCTTCCTGTGCATTTACAACATTAGCTGCCGTAGCTGCTCCATCAAATGTGGATAAGGGATTACCAACCCAATTTTTAGTTACATTCCCCAAAGTATTTATAGTATTCATATCCCCCTCACTAATTCCATAGCGACTTTGAATAAAATGCTTATCCTGTAAGTTTAGAGAATTAGTTATGGTGGCATTCATCAGAACAGTTTTTGCAGTATCTTTAGCTAAATCTTGAGTATACTTAGTTCCTAATTTAAAAGCCATCCCAGTCTCCCCAGTCAGGGCTTCATAAGGTTTTAAAAATTTCTTTTTTTCTGCTTCAAAATTTTCTTTATCTGATTGATAATTTATATATTTATCTAAAGTTATATCATCATGAAGATCTACGATGTGAGGTAACGTGATAGTGAACGCTAAAGATAATTGTCTGGAATTAGCTCCTAAATAGCTATAAAGGTCACTAGACCTAGATATTAGAGAATATTTTTTATACCTAGCTTTTTTGGATTCTTTTATACTAACATTCTCAAAAAAAGGAAGTCCTACAACATAATAATCGGACTCTTCCGTAGGTTTAGGATAGTAAAACATAAGTTTTGTTCTATCGGGTAACTTCCTATCTACAATATATGCCATTATTCCATCTCCGTTAGAATTGGGGTTCCTACTCCTCCTGCTGTGTTTAGAATACCAGCCAAGAGGGATGTTTGAGTTTTTTGTTCTTCTAGTGATTCCTCAGGAGTGGTATCCCCTCCTACACCAAGGATCCTCTCTATACTTTCCCCTAGCATTACCGCAGTCTCATCTAAAAATTTAGGCCGGGATATTACAAGTTCTGGGGTCTTATCATCTATATTTTTTGTATTTTTTTCTATTTTCCCAAGTGTAGCAAAGTTTTTAGTCATGTCTTCATCTATGCCCCCAAGTAATTGATTACCCATCTTAGATGAATCGGACAAGTCTTTTAGCGCCTTATCACCAGATTTTTCAGAATCCATGGTAATCCTATCCCAGGAGGACCGTGCAGTATCTCCCCCGCTTTCAATCATAGCTAGGGCAAAATCCTGCATTTTTTTTACACGATCTTCATTTACTTCAAGGCTCCCTCCAAAGAAACTACTAATCTTTTCTATTACTCTCGCAATACCTTCTGCAAGTTTCATTAGTCCTAAAAGTAGTACTCCTACTCCTGCTTTTAAACTACCAAAAACAAACTTTACACTTTCCACAGGAACAACAATACCCCAATGAATAGCAGTCTTAATATTGTCACTACTAGAAGTGAACATATCTGAAATTTCCATTATAGAATTTTTAAGCCACTTCCATGCAGGATCTAACAAGTTTAGACCTATCCTTAGCCCACGAACTACAGCGATAATAGCTTTTTGAAAAAATGGAACAAGTTTAAGCAGTATAGGGAAGACATTTTCAGCAACAGCTTTAGCAAACGGTTGAAGAATTTCACTTCGCAGAACCTCTAGAGAATCAGCAAATTTATCTGACTCCTCTGCTTCTCTCTTTACTCTAACACCAAAATTATCAGCAACAGTCGTAAAATTAATAGCTTGCTGTCCAAATAGCTCAGTAGCAATACCTATCTGGAAAAACCCTTCTTCTGCGTTTCCTGCAACGTTCTTAAAATTATCCGATGCAGTAACCATTGCATTTTTTAATATTTCTTGTGCTTCTGTAGCATTTTGAGACGCAGACAGGCGTTCTCTCACATCTCCAATACCAAGCATGGTTAGCTTTTCATAACCTTCCATGCTTGTATCCATAACCATTTTCATTACATTACTGAGCGGTCCTGCCAACTGAGGGCCTAATTCAGCCTGTAATTGAACCATAGCTCCTTGGACTTTATCTCCCATTCCAGCAAGAGCTTGCGCTGGGAAGGTGGCTTTTAGTGAATCTATCGCACCTACTAAATTATCAGTACTAATTTGCCATTCTTCACCTGTCACTACTAAACTTGCTGCCAAGTTATTAGTCTCTTCTCTCGATAACCCTAAAGTAGCTTCTAACCCTGCAAAGGCTTTAGCTGTATTAGCTGATTGAGTTCCAGTTAATCTTTGTTGATTAACTAGCCTAGCAATACCTTGCGTACTTCCTTGAAGTCCCACCTCCAGACCAACAATTGCAGCAGCAAAACGCTCATTCATATCCCCCCTAAGATTTTCCATAGTAGGACCTAAAGAATCATTAGTATCTTTATAAGTTTGGCCTAAAGCTAGAGACGCTTTTTGAGCATTATCTGCGAATGCAATGCTATCAACTATAGTAGATTTTAAACTATCTATAGCTTTTATCATTTGCCCCATCGTGGCATCTAAAGCTCCTCCTACTACTGTGCCTACTACAGGTAATACCATTTCTACTTCCTTATTCTTCTAAGATGACCAAATATGTTACTCATAATATAGGTTCTAAAATTATCGAGAGGTAAATTCCCATTTTTATATAGGGTTTCCAAAGATTCTGGAGTATAATTGCCATCTTCAGGTAGTTTGAATCCTGTTAGTAACAAATTGCCTGTCCCGGCTACTCTGGTAATAGGTAAGGTTACCAATAATAACCTAGCCTTCCTACTCCCCACTCCTGTACCTAACTTATACCTAAAAAATACTACATCTCCAGGTGCTGCACAAGAGTCGGTTTTAGGGACCGATTGTACATGAAGATCTGGATGTGCCCCAACTTCTTTTAAAAAATTCTGAATTTGTTTTGAAAATTTCGCCATGCTCTTATATAATATATAAATATTAAATCATGAGTAATAACCTAGACATCGAGATTATAGACTTTCTTGATCTAATCAATGAAACGCTTAGTTATGGGTTTGTAGAAAAATGGAGACATAAATACTCTGAAAAGTTTGTTAAGCACTTTCAATTTAAAGTTCTGGATGCCATGAGCAAACAAAAACCTATCAAGCTAGAAATGCTTTATAATTATCTTACAAAGAAATGTAAGTACTCGCCAGAACAAGTAACTAACTTCTTTGTTTCCATAGAGATAGATATCTATCATCCCTTTATATATGGTACTTACCCTAAGACTTCTTTTTCTTCGTAGCCTTTAGTTCATCTATTGTTTTTTGTACTTGATGCATGGTACAGAATTCAGGGCAAGCAGTCTTATAAGCACACCATGAGCAAAATTCGTTCCTACTAGCCCTCATTTCTTCCTTCTTCTTCTTGCGGATCTTCCAGACCTCATCAACGATCTTCCTTACATGAGCATTAATTTGGGGTACTGAGTATTGTACATGAACAAAGTTATTTGTTAGTGGGTAGTAATGGGCAGCAACAATACTTGAAATCGGAACTTTGTATAGTTTACTGATAGCGTAAACATATCCTTTAAGCTGGGTATCCTGGTAAAGTTCAATTTTAGTTTTTTCCCTCTTTGAAGTCTTATAATCAATTATAAGATATCCTCCATCCTCACCCTTTACTACACGGTCAATAATTCCATTCAGAGTTATGTCATCCTTTACGGGAACTTCAAAGACGAGTTCCGTAACTCCCGTCTCTGCCAGCTTGGGATTAAACTTAAGAAAATTGTCGATACATTTTAAATCCTTGCCCTCATACTTCTTTGATACCTTGTATGAGCCTCTTACTTCTTCAGCAATCAACTTCATCTCCTCTTGGGATTTTGCGTTCACTCCATCTTCAAGGATCTTGTGAATATATGACCCAAAGTGAAGAGCTTCAGTGTTGGTTTCGGGGGGCTCAGGAAGCCGATCAACATACCTATAACGGTATTTCAGTTGACATTGTTTAAATGTTTGGAACTTAGATTCGGAAATTGTTTTTATGTACATTATAGCACCTCAGTTTATTAGAGACTACTTGAACGAAAACTTCGGGCATATCGGAAAACTCTCCGCTGGCGGGAGAGAGTTTATTATGCAGTCCTTATTCTCAGAGCATGACTGGAAGAAGCACATGAGCGTCAATGTAGATAGTGGTCTTTGGCAGTGCTTTAAAACTGGAAGGTCAGGGAATTTTGTTCGCCTGTATGCAGAGGCAGAAAACATTCCTTACTTCAGGGCTCAGAGAGATCTTATTATTAGGAACTTTGAATTCTTGGGGGAAGAACTTCCCGAATTAGATAGGTCCGATAACAAACTAGAGCTGGACACAAGTAAGCTGATACCAATCACTGTAACCTCAGGTCTCTCAGAAGATCAAAAAGTTTTGGATGCTTGGAACTTCTTATTTGGGCGTAAACTATTTAATTTAGAAATTGAAGAAGGAGAGACCCCTTTTTACCTTTGCACGGAAGGTAAATTCGCAGATAGAATCATTATACCCTTTAAAGACGATAAAACCGTATTTTACTTTCAAGCTCGCGCTCTGTATAATCAATCCCCGAAATACTTAAACCCTTCAACTGATATTGCTCCCAGGCCCTCCGATATACTGTATCCTTATGATGAAACTGCTGATTCCCTTGTAGTCTGCGAAGGGCCTTTAGATGCTATAGCCTTGCAACTGCAAGGAGTGAATGCTACTGCTACCATGAAGAATTATGTTAGTCCTTACCAAGCTGAAATTTTATCTACCTACAAGGGAAAAATTATACTAGGGTATGACAGTGACAAGGCTGGTCAGCGAGGAATTGAGAGGTTTGACGAAGTTAGGAAAGAAATGAGGGTGGAGGGCTTTGAAATTTGCCCTCCACCCTCGGGATACAAAGATTGGAACGAAGCACACATAGAAGATCAAGATTTATTTTCTTGGGTTAAGAAAATGTCTCAATCATACAATTTTGAATATAAAATCAATAATCAACTAAGCTCTGTCTAAATGTTGGGCAACTATTTTCGCAAGCCATTAGAATTTGCGCCACATGGGATCCCATAGTAGCTGCTGTGTCGTAAGTAGGATCGTAAGCTCCTGGGATCTTTCCAACAACAACATTGCCTGTCTGCTGGCAGTGAGTTTCCGTGTCTTCGTTTAGAACCCATTTTCTGCGAGTATACCCTACAGAACTAGTTGTTAGTGTTCCTGAAAGTCCTAACCCCCCTGTAGTGCTGTCACTGAATAGTGATAGTCCTTGTTTACTATACAAGCCACTACAGTAAGAAGCTTTCTCTTTTTCTTCAGTAACTTGCACTGAATAATTAACGTCAAGATAACTATAAAGAATTTCAGGACTACCAGACAGGACTCCTTTAGAGTGAGTAGGGGAGGTATCGTAAACAAAAACCCTCTTCCACATACCATTTAGTACTTGTGTTGAAACATGCCAATCGGCAAATTCACAGGAACTAGAATCTCCAGAAGTATTCAATCCCTGGTTGGTGCTAGGATTGGGTTGGATAGGATCAGGTATCGAAGGTGTAGTAGGCATAATATTTTTCCTCTAACATATCTAGGCTATCTCTTAAATGTTTTTTAAAAAATATTATTTAAATTCAAGTAATAGTAAAATAGAACGGTGGACTAACAAAATCCTGAGTTAAATAAGAATACTTAGCAGTAATAATATATGTCCCCGCTGGAACAACATTAACTAAACTAGTAGTATTAAAACTATAAAGAATAGTGTTTTCCGTTGTAAGATTAGCATCTACATATGGTGTAATTTCAGTCCTCGCAGGCTGGTTAATGGAATCTTCATTAACTCTCTCAATCTTGATTTGCGGATTAGTTATCTGGTAATCTCGTAATATATTTTTTGTTTCCTCTGGAAGAGTATTATTTTGGACTGTTATATCCGTAGTAATCTTCATATCTAAATGCTCACCATATCTTAAGTTTTTGTTGAGTAACTTATTGCGAGTAGTAATTAGTAGGGGTTCAGTAATAGTAGTGAAGGTATCATTATAGAGACTGAAGTTATTAATAAACAGTTGGTACTCAGAGCCTTGAGCCATCTTAACGGTCCAAACATCAATATAGTCCTGAACGGCAGACGCAGCATTAGCTACCTCAATTCCACCTTGATACGGATATCGTATATCATAAGTACCCGATAAGTCTATACTACCATCTAGAACAGCAACATAGTCTCCTACGCCCACTCTAAAAATTCCACTTGCCCGATCCCCTGGTACATAGGGAGGGTTCCATAAAAGATTAGCGGTTTGCTGGTCTGGTGTTGTCATTCGTAGACTAGTTACCCTGGGATGTACCCCATCATGACCATTAGCATTATCAGGATCCCCTGAGATATTGAAGTTCATTAAAACTACTGAAGTAGCATCACTCTTGATTAGGCCGTCATCCACATCAACAATAGAGCTTGGAGTAGCGTTTGATAACTTAGCGAATATAGTGCAAGCACTAACATCATAAGGATCATAAAATTCTCCGTCATTAATAAACATTGTTCTAATCGCCACTTTACCCTCAACACTTGGGCGATTAAACCTATCAACTAGTGGTACTCCGTTTAATTGCATCGTTTTCTCTCTCTAGATCTTCCCTAAGAAGCTTTAAAAATATAGTTCGCTCTGTACGAGACATAGTTTTTACATCGGAATATGTAAAATTTGCTCGCTTTACTAGTATATAGGCTTCTAGAAGAAGAGAATCAACATCTATTACTTCATCTAGTTCACATCGAAAAAATTTGCGTCGATTGGCAAGTCCATGACTGCTGCCCCTCCACAGTCCTTGCATACAAATTTAATCTTAGTGTCAACACCGTAATCGGACTTTATGGTGTTTAGGATGCCTCGAACATCTCTAATGGGCAATTTGTCAATAACCGCAGCAATAATAGACTTGTCGGAATGTCCGTCAATATCCACTACAAATCTCCAAAGTTGCTCTAACGCACCCGCTGCATCAGAAAAAAGATGTTCGTCTTTAACTCTAGGTAACCTAATTTTAGCTTTTTTATTAATACTAGGAAAATCTATTGTTATTGGGTCTTCAAAATCATCTGGAACAGGGTTGACATTAAGTTCTGATAATTTGATTACTGAAGGATTCTCTGCTTTGCAAGATGGGCACAGAAGTAACACATTATAATCATCCCCATAAGAGATTTCTCTAAGCTTCATAATAAGATAAAGCTTGTCCATAGGCAATAAAGTATTGATACTAATATTTGTAGTACATCTTTGAAGAATTAGATTTACGGGATCTTGATCTTTTTTTGCGCTTACAATACTTTTTTCGTCATCAAAGGTCATAGGGCGTAAAGTAATTGGAGCATCAGAGTCCTCTAGCTCATAAACTCGGTTCTCTGAAGGAAGATTAACTTCGATAGCTGTATCGCTGGGTAGGTCTTTTAAAAGATCCTCTACAATTTTTTGTTTTGCAGCGTCATTCTGCGGATTATTGTGTAGCATAACATCTCCTGTGGATAGGATTTCTAAACTATAATAGTCTGATGAAGATTCATATAGATATACTAAATTCCCGTATAGAAACAGATAACCCAGATCTTTTTCAAGCTTTATACGAACTTTATTCTTATAAAGTCCAAGGTGCCGAATACACGGCTGCATACAAGCGAAGACAATGGGATGGGAAAACTCACTTTATATCTAAATCAGGTATTTTTAAAACAGGGTTATTATCTAGGCTCCTCATAGATTTAAAGAAGATTGATTGTGAGCCAGAGATTTGGGGATCAGGAGATATGTCTGATGGTAAGTTACTAGCTTCCTATGAGATCTCTGGATTTACCTACTATGATTATCAAAAGGAGCTTATTAAACAGGGGTTAGATAAGATGAGGGGTATTATTAAATCCCCTACTGGTTCAGGAAAAACTTTAATCATGGCGGGGCTAATCAAAGCGTTGGAAGGCAGAAAGATGGTAATTCTTTTCAACGCAAAACAACTACTAACACAAACTTATGATTTTCTTACTAAAGCTTGTGGGATGGACAATATTGGCCTTTGTTATGGTGAGGGTTTTATTTATGGGGATATTATGCTTTGCACTGTCCAAAGTATTGAAAGGATCCTCGACACTCATTTGGAAGAAACCCAAGTTCTAATGGTTGATGAGTGCCATGAGTTCTCTAACGGGAAGACTACCCTTGCTGCTCTCAGGAGCTTCCCTAAGGCTCTCTACCGCTTTGGATTCACAGCAACGCCTCCGAATGACCCTATTCCAAGACACAACCTAGAAGGAGCCTTAGGGGACGTTCTACAGGTTGTGGATACCGCTTCCCTCATCACCTCAGGAAATCTAACAAAACCTATAATCCAATTAATTAACAGACCTTATACTGCAAGTGGATTAGATGATGATATGGGCTACTTAGACGTATACGAAGAGTATATTGTGAATAACAAAGCACGAAATAAAATTATAACGGAGATAGTAGATGATATTAGAAAACAAAACAAAAGAAGCCGCATCCTTATTCTTACCAAGTCACTTGCTCACGGAAGAGCCTTGGAGCAAGTACTTGGACGGGATTGTGAGTTCCTCGAAGGGGCTGATTCAATCGGAGAAAGGTATAACGCTATTTCTAGATTCAGAGGATGCGGAGATTCTAGCGTCCTCATTGGCACTAAAATCCTCCAAACAGGGATTAATATTGAGGAAATAACACATTTCATCAACGCCAGAGGAATGAAATCTGAAATAGCAACATTACAAGCCTTAGGACGGGCACTTAGGAGGCACGATAGTAAGGAGGTTGTATATATCTATGATTTTTTAGATAAAGAAAAATACCTTAAAAAACACTCTTATTCAAGGAAAAGATACTATGAAAAAGAAGGACATGAGGTTAGAATATGTTAAAAATAATTGATAATTTCATTAAAAATACAGATATTTTAGATGAATTATACAAATATTTTCATTATTCTGGGTCCTGGCAATTAGACTTTCTTCCTCACAAGTATGTTTTCGGGGGAAACTACAATTCACGAACAGATAATTTAATTTGTTCTATCATTAAAGATATTTGTACTTACGAGATTGGATTCTCTGGAAAAGGATACGAAGCCTGGGTTAATGTCCTAACAAAGGATATAAACCACCTAAATCATCATGTTGATTGTGATGAGTTTGCAGAAGAAATAGCCCCTGCAAAAAATACAGCAGTTATTTACTTAGGAGACTCAGAAAACCTGGAAGGTGGAGAATTAGCTATAAATCTAAACGCCTTTGAGGAAACTACCGTGTTTTACAACAATATCTATGATTTAGAGAAGAATTTGGATAATTCTTGGATTAAAGTTCCTTACAAATTTAATAGATTAGTAATTTTTGATAGCAATTACCCTCATGCAATACTGCCTATTAAGCACCTAGCCCCTCACAAATCAAGAATTGGGCTCACAATTAGTTCCTGGGATAGGAAAATAAAAATAAACCGATGAAAACAAGACAATCAATAGAAAAACAAATGTTCGTTATCTCTGAAGAAGAGAGAATCAGTCTACAGACTCTTGTAGAAGATATTAATCGAATAATCGAAAAAAAGACAGTTAGTGAGGAAGCTCTAAAGAAACTAACCAATATTATAACCGTCTTATCTACAATGAAAGATAATTATATGTGGAGATTAATTAGAGCTGCAAAACAAAATCACATGATAGATTAATTATCTATATTAGGTATTTTGATTTCCGGGTTTTGCATTTTAAGCTTGAGACCCCAATTCTCCATATCTCGCTTAGTCCACTGGTCTTCCAGCTTTGCTTCTAGCATATCAAGTTTATAGTTAATTCCGCTAAGTTGCGTACTTATCCAAACTACGCCACCACAAATAATAATAACTAATCCCAAAGGCATTAGAGTTTCTTTAGAAATTATCGTTTTCTTTTCTTGAGTCATAATATAATATAAAATATAGTACGGGGGTTTAGTGAATTCTTTTACAGCTCATAGCTGATCCTCTAACCTGCTGGGTATTTGAAGTCCCATCTATCCTACAAGTTACTTTCTCCCCCGCTGATAAATATCCCATCCAAAAAGCCCCCATATAGTGGGGATCCATATTCGTTCTAATTGTTTGTGTTTGTAAATTTAGTATGGTTTCTGTTCCCCCTAATCCCGTTGTTTTTATAATATCTGATTGTACAGTAGTAGGTGAAGATGTAATAATTACGCTTCCTACTACATTAAGTTCATAAAAACCAGACGAGGAGACAGTAAAATAATTGTTTGTATCATCCCAAGAAATTTCTTGTGTATCTATTTCTGTGTAGGCTGTAGTAGCCCCCGATGCAAAGTAGTATGGATCAGAAGAGTTCTCTCCATTAGTCGCTGCCATTTGAACGTAACTAAACGGACCAGGAACTGGGCAAGAGCTTACAGTTATGCTAGAACTACTAAAAGTAACGGCACAATCAGGCCCTCCACTAAGCACGTTACCTGCATGGATATTTCTCATGGAGAAAAGTCCACCAGCATCTTGAGTAATAGTCGAATCTCCCAAATTTAAAGTAGCACCAGCAGCAACGCTAAATTGCTCACCACCATCCGCTATAATAAAGGGAGTGACCCACTTCATCTTTTCCTGTGCGGTATTAGCGGCTAAATATTGATTATCATCAGGAAGACTAGCAGCGTCGATTTCTAAACTTGATCCAGCAGTTCCTACCCTTATTCCACTAGCAACTGAAGACCCAGCAAAAGCTTGAGTAGGATAATTGGACGCTGATGATGCTGCCAAACAAGATTCATATACACTAGCCCAATTATTAGCGGAAGCTGGGAAATCTTGTGTTTGAAAATATGAATCGGAATCGGTTGAATTCTGACCTATCCTTAGTACGTTTCCAAGTAAATATAGATGATGACTTGATACAGAAAGAGCTGTATTGTTTGTACCTGACAAGCTGCTAATATTATAGATATTCTTTTCAGATAGATTTAAATCTTTTTGGAGAACAATATTGCCCACTGTTGACAAAGTTAAATCCCCAGTAGTAGAGCAAACAGTAAGATTACCTCCTCGTAAAGGATTAGATAAAGTCGGAGTATCCCCTGTTAACCAAGCAGTTCCTGAAGTATTAGTTCCTGCTGAAACAGCACCTATATCGCCAGAAGCACTATCCGTATATGCAAAAGCATTATTCCAATCAGGAGCCCCATCATCTACTGTAGATTTTGTAGATTCCCAACCAGCGTGTCCCGCTGCTGAAGGCCCTCCTATATCAGCCAAGGACCCAGAAAAATCCCCAAAAACAGTACCAACACTGCTGGAATTGACGGTAATATCTGTAGGGCCTAATAAATTAATTGTTCCCGCACTAAGAGTAAACGGATCACCATTCTGTACTCCTGAAAGACTTGTTACTCTATAAATAGAATTACTCTTAGCATTTATATCGTTATTAAATACTGTAATAGGGAAGTTTGAAGAAGTGACTAAACCGTCTACTTGGCTTGACAAGCCCGTAGATGAAGCCACTACCATAGCCGACATATTGTAGGTAGAAAGCTCTAGAGCATCAATAACACTAGACATCCCAGCAGAACTAAGTTGCATAAGTCCTGAAGTTACTGTGATAGTAGAAGCTTCTTGTAAGTCCCCCGAACCATCTCTAATAAAAATTAGGACTTGATCTCTAAGAGAAGAAGAATCTTCAACATTTTCAAAAGTATTTTGCCAAGGAGCGGATACATCTGTTGGTATAGTTGCGGCTCCTCCCTCATTCCAGGTAGCAGACGTAATTTCAACTGTGGTTACAGCGTCTCTAACACCAGGGGCTAAGATGCTACTAACAATAGTATCCCCCTCAGCCATGCCTTCTAGCCCTAGGGGTCTTCCCGCTTCATCAACTTGAAGGGCAACTAATCCTGAAAATTCAACCATTTTTTATTTTTATGATCCCGCATCGTAAGACTGTTCAAGCCTTAATGGATTCAAGGGGTACAAGTTTCCGTAGGTTATCATTACTACAAAATCATCCTCATCAGCAGTGATAATCAATTTTATTCCTGTTGCAACTTGCCCATTACTGCCGTGCCATTCTGTGCTTTGCGCACTTCCTAAACCACCAAGACTAACACCAACACCACAAATACCACTTGTATTTGGAGAGGCAGTAAGAGCAGAAAGTGCATCAGTTACTGCATCCCCTTCATGAGCTACTCCACTAACTTCAGCAATAACACCAGCAAAATTTTTGTTACCTGTAATGTTCCCTTCAGATACATGGAGTTTGAAATAATTACAATTCATACCGTTTCCAGCCGAATCAACAAAAGGAACATCTACAGTCTGGGTTGCACCGTTTGCCAATCCTAATCCAGAAAGACCTAAACAAAAAGTTCTTTGTCCTGTTTGTAAGTTCATTATTCTACTTCCTCTTTGTTATCCTCTTCCTCAGGAGCTTCTTCATCTCCTACTCCTAATTCAGCAGCAATATCAGCCACCATGTTTTCAAGATCTGCTAATCCTCCTACAACCTCATCAGGGGATTCCGTTGTTGGCGCTACAGGAGGCTCGTCCGTGCCAGGATCAACAGGAGCCTCTTCAGGGCCAGGGGTCACCGCTTCAGGGGCAATAGTGGCCCCAGTTCCAGGGTCCACCGCTGGAACCTCAGGGATAGCATCTGTGGCCTCTTCATCGGCCAAAGCTTGGTCATCTAAATTCTCATCGCTGGAGTATTCTTGATCTTTCGTAACTTTATCGTGAAGAGTTTGTACTAATTCCTTAATATCCGTGAGATCTTTGGTTACTCTTTTAAAGTTTGCTTTAGGGATAGTCTTATTTCCTGTTTCTTCTAACAATTCATCGTAGCCCACAGTAATAAACGTCTCTAGAAGATAATCGTTCACATCAATGCACTCAACGCCAGATTTAGTTTTTAGGCTTTGAGCCATCTCAAGCAATACTTCTTTAAGTAAAGATCCTTTGGGAGATAAGCGTGAAAGAGCTTCAAAAATAACTACTTGGGTATTAGCTAAACTTTTAAAGGAAGCAGGATTTTGAAGATTTTGTATGTTAACTCCGTATTTTTCATTTATACTTTGGATAAAGACTTTTTTAACATCTTTCTTATATTCAAAAATCCTAGAAGCAAAAGATTGAATATCCTTTTCAGAAACTCCAATTCCGTCTGTTTGGGCTAAACAATTAGAAAATGTATTAAAAAGGCTCTTTTTAGATGCCAAAGCAAGATAAGGAACCTCTTTCAAAGCTTCAGAAAGAACAGGTACAACTGCCTCATTATCTTCAAAAATCATTCCTGCTAGTTTTTGGACAGCAGAGTTAGTGGCCCAAATAGTGTCGAAATTTTGTTTGGACTCAATAAGTTCTTTTTTAATTAGCTCCTGGCGGCAAACCATTTCATAGATCGAAGGGCTAACTCCATCCTTTAGAATGTAAGACTTACTTTTTTCTAAATCTTCTAAGGTTAGCCTCGGGAAATTAAATGCTTGTGAAACTGCATTTGAAAGATTGATAGCATTTCTCACTTCTGGTACACTTGTTACTTTATCAAAGTTTTCTTTTAGAAATTCTTGAAATTGAGGAGTAATCTCAAGGAGCTTTTGAAACTGTTCAGTTTCTAGAATACGCTCCACAGCAGCCAACCTACTGGATTGCTCATGTAGTCTAGCTTGTACACTGGATAGCTTGAGCCTATTTTCCCAAAGAGATAGTACATCCGAGAAAGAATCGTCTGCTGACGCATATTCTCCGTAGTGGATACTTTCAACAAAAGAATGAATTTTTTTATTGACAAAGGAGTCCAACTGCTCCCCTTCTTCAAAAATAGAGGAATCTTGAATTCTAATAGAATTCAATCTCACATCTTTATCAATAGAATACCCTCCACTAATAACTTTACCTCCTTCTGTTAGGTAAGAAACATGGGAGTTGTTGCTATCAATAGCAAATAAACTCACATTCTCTCGCAAAGACCTGGAGAGGCAATCTCCTAACTTCACCAGATGCGTAATAGTTTTATCTCGTTCCTCAAATAATTTCGAAAACATTTTTAATCTCCTTTTTAGGACTCTAAAGTTATATATGTAAGTTTTAGATTATATGTCCCGCTTTTTGTTGTTGTTTTTGGATTATCCTAGAAATAACTTCTTTTTTATCGTCTTCTAGAACTAATTCTCTCAAAGTCTCCAATTCTGAGACATTATCTTCATTGGCTGTAGGGGGTACATTTTCCGCAGGCTCCTGACCCCCAGCCTCTCCATAACCAGGATTGGCTACTTCAGCCTGTTTTTCCTGCTGCTCTAAATCTTTCTCTTGATCTTCCTCAATTTCAGACTGCATTCTTCTAATCTCTTCATCAGTCATATCATAGAACTCTCTATAGATGGATTCTTTAGAGAAAAGACCTAATCCTAAGACTGCTTGGATAACTCTTGTTTTCTGCTCATCAATATCGAGTTTCCTCTTAGCAGACATGTCAGAAGGTTCAGGTAGAGAAATTCTAAGCTTTTTAATCAAAGCGGCAGGATACCCTCTTAATTGAAGATGCCTCTTTGCCATGTTTTCTAATCCAGTTTCAATATCTACCTGAACTCTTTGAATAGTTCGGGCAAACTTCACATCGAGCTGGGATAGATTAGCCTTCCTTTCAGGAGATTGATCTTTCTCTACAAGATAATCTTTCGGAACTTTAAGAGCTGCAAGGAGCTTATCCCGATAATATCTAACGTCTTCAATCTCCCCCAAGTTAGTAGCTCCAGGGAGAGTATCAATTTTAGTCCCCCTTCCATTCTTAGTGGGAACAAAAAAGTCTTCATCCATCGACATGGGGTTGTAACGAGAGTCTACTGTACCTTTTCCAGAGTTATAATATTTCTCTTTCTTGAACTTCTGCTTTAGACGCTCAATGAACATCTCAGCTTTGCTAGTGGGGAGATT